CTCTTCGTTTTCGAGCTGTTCAAAAGCCCGGTTTCTATACAAATCAAACAAGTCCCCGAACGCGCCCAGAATGCGCGCCTGATTTGTTCCATCAGCGCGAAAATAAGCCAGGGCCAGGGCGGACGCAAACCCGCCGCCGATTTTTTCCATCAGTTGCGCGGCGCGGTGATTCCAGGTGGCGCGCTCCGCTAAAGTCATCAGCGCATAAGGTTTCAGTTCTTGCATTTTTTTCTCCGATTAGGTTAGTTCAAGATGCGCCACTTCGGCGCACACATACCAGGCCTTGGGCGATATCAGCGCGCGGGGGTTATCTTCGGGCACGCCTTCGTTAATGATGTCCTCCGAATAACGGCGCACGGCCTCGAGAATGAATGCTTGCATGAGCGGCCCGGCCGGGCTCCGCGTCATCAGTTCTTGGATTTTTTCAACGTTCGTTTTATTCACAATGTTTTCTCCTGGTAGATTGTTTCGAGCTCTTCTAAAAATAGGATCACGTCATCGATGCATTGGCCAACTGTGATTTCTGTTCCCTCATTGTCCTTAGGCAGCTTTTTTATTTTGTCAGGTACTGCGCGGCGCACGTCGTACATGTCGCACAACGCACTTTGTGTTTCGTTAAGTAATCCCATGTCGGCCCCTTAAGACAAAGAAACAGAAAATGAGTTGTCGATGAAAAACTCTTTGATCTTGTCTTCCAGGTCGATCTCGTCAACTACTTTTTCGGCCAGGTCGGTAAGGTCTACTTCTTCAAACACTTTTTCGGCCAGGTCGCCCATGTCCAGGTTATCGATCACCCGGGCGGCCATTGCGTCAACGTCAATGATGTGCTCATCATTGGTTGATTCGAGAACATCTGCAACGCGGCCGCGCAAGTCCTCGTCCAGTACTTCGCCCACAACACTACGCACCCAGTTGCGGCTCACGTCCAACGCATCAGAAATTTTCTGATCTGTTTGAAGCTTGTAGTCTTCCAGTTCACCGGCAATTGCTTGCACAACAACAGGGGTTAATTGACGCACCAGGTCTTGTACCAGGGCGTTCAAAATTGGGTTCAATGTATCCATGATCTTTCTCTCTTTCTAGGTTGCGGCCACGCGCCAATCGCATGACCTGGGTGAAATATAGCACGTATCGAAAAAACCTGTCAACTTTAAATTTTCCCCCTGCAAGCGGCCGCGACACTCTGCGCCAGTATGTTCAAGTATTCAGGGTTTGAGACCTGGCCGTCCTCAAACGTTCGGGCCTCGTCATTGACACACAAGGTCGCGTACTCTTCGATCACGTCGGCATCTACAGAGTCGCCAAGCGCATCATCGATGCAATCGATGTCCCCAGCAACAATTAAAACAATATAGGTTTTCATTTTATTGTTCCTCCGTGGGTGCCAATTGATAAACAGTTTGTTGCATGTCCGTATTTCCGCAATGTGCGCAAACACCTGGTGACTGTGATTCATTCCACACATGATCACATTTAAGACAATGTACGTATTTGTCCTCTCCCGTGGCCAGTAAATTAAAGTCCTGATCCAAGATGCCCGCGTTCTGCAATTCAACCTCAATGTTGAACACGAAATCACTTAGCATTTTTGGCATCTCCCCATTGCTGTCGTCGTATGCCTTACGTAACGATTCAACCAAACGTAAAGCATATTCTGTGTCCCCTTTGTAGGACAAAGACTTTTCTTGAGCTGATATCAAAATCATTTTCTTTCTCTCTTTCTTAAGTTAGGTCACATGACCTGGGAGCAATATAGCACGTATCGAAAAAAATTGTCAACTCCTATTTTTTGTTTATCACGTTGTTGAAAAAAGCCATCATGGCCAACTTAAAAACATCTCTTAGTCTGAACGGCCCAGGTGGTGGCCTGGGCGGCTGATCAACCTTTCGGTATCGATCCGGTAATTTTGATTGGCGCATTGATTTGCAGCTTTCAAGAAAATGTGTTCCGGGCCACCTCGTCATGCCACAACTGGAGCGATTTACGTAGGTGGCTAAGGGCCTCTTCTTCAGAATCAAAACATCGATAGTCACCATTCTCGTCAATCCACTCGTCCCCCTGTTTCAAAAACAGGACGTACTGGTCGTCCCCAATAAGCTGAACCTCCCAATCTTCCGGTTCGTTATGGCCCCACTCAAGATAAATCTCCCGGACAATTTTTTTGGCCTCGTTGCTAGGTATCCCAACCAGGCGGCCTATTTCAGCAGGGTGCCACTCTTCAAGCAGCTTTTCAATTTGTTCTTTCATTCGACTGTCTCCCCTTGAATGACAACTGTTACCTGGGGCTCTTCCCCCCAAACGCCCATGCCCTTTTGTTGTTCCCGGTAGGCCCGGCGCAATGCCTGGTCTCTTGCGGAATGCTCATCGGTCGCCTCAACGTCCACCCAAACAAAGTAGGACATGCGAACCTCTACTTGGTATTTATTCATTGGGCACCTTCTTTCTCTGCACAAAAATGAAGTAACGCGGCGGTGTGGCATTTACGCATGTCAATGTCGAGAGACTCACACATGTGCCAAACATCGGTGAGCATGTCAGTCACGGCATCCTCATCGACTGGGCCATCACGGCCAATAAGTTCCCGGTAGGCCCGGACAGTTCCCAATCCGTACTGGGCGCGCAATTGGAGATTAACTTTCATTCTGCGTCCTCCTCTGTCCTGAATGCATTGTTCATGCGCCAAAAGCAATCCTGCAACTCACGTGCGGTGCTTGTGGTTACGTCAAACGAATCAGAAAAGTCAGACACAAAACTGCGTAACGCCACTTGGGTGTCACGCACAACCTTTTGCTGTTCTTCTGTCATTTGGTCAAAGGCGGCCTTGTTTGTAGCCAACCGCTTGCGATAAACCTCTTCATGCTTATCGCGCTTCTTCAATGAAACTGCCATATCTTTCTCTCTTTCTAGATTATTCAGCCAGGGAACAATTCGCCTGGCTGATCGCATCATACACGTTTTTTCGATACGTCACTAGGTGCTTTCCCTAACCCCCAATTAATTTGAGTCGGAGCATGTGCCAAACCGGGCCGGTCAATGACCAACTATCGTGTGGCTCCGCGTCCACGCCCAAGTGGTGAAGTTCCTCTGCCTGGTCTCCCCGGAAAAGTAAGAGCTCCGATTTGGCTCCCTGGGTAACCCCAGGCGGGAAGTACTGAACCAGGATAAAGGTTGGCACCCTCATTTCCCCATGCACCAGGTGAAAGGCAATCTGATGCGGACTCAAGTTGACCTTCTTCCCGCGCCTGACAACCTTCAACTCCAACATCACCCACTTTCCAGGAAATGCAATCAGGCAATCAGGAATCCCCAGGCCTACCCGGGACTCAAGCCTCGTTATCCGGCAGTTCAGTAGGTTTTCTTTTATCCGCTTGTATAGCGCGCTCTCGGGCTTGACTGGCATTTTTGGTTTCCTTCAAAACAGCATTCGGGTCAAAGTCGGGATCATGCTCCACGCTGGCCGCCACTTCGGTGGCCTTGACTTCCAGGATGGCAGTCGGGGGCGGGCCTCCGTACAGTTTCTTGATTTCCTCCAGTTTGCGCATGACCTCCTCCTTGCTCATGGAATCGATCGTTCCGTGCCTTATCTCCTTGCGATCGATGTAGATGGTGCCCAGGGCCTGTCCACGGCGATATTCGGCCTGTACGGCGGCTCCATAGGCCCCTGCGGTCAAAGCAGCATCCCTGATGGTCTGCATGTCCTTCATATGCCTCTCGTAGGTCGTCCCGTACTTCAGGGCCAGTTCCGCCCGGTATTCCTGGATCGCGGCCACCACATTGGGGTGGTATTCAGGATTTGTCAGGGTATACCCTTTGACTGCGGCAGACTTTTCAGCATATCCGGCCCGTTTGGCCGCTTCAGTCGGGCTGATTGAACCCGCGCCCGATACCAACTCCTGGACAAACTTCCATTCCAGGGGTGTCAGGGGCTTTTTATGCTGATTCAAAGGCTTGACCGGCTTGGCCAAGCGCTGATTCAGCTTCTTTTGGGCCACCGGGGCCTTGTTGTAAACGTCCTTCAATGCCATCTCTATCTCCTTTTTAAACCTTCTAGCCTAACCAGTCCTTATTTCTGTGTACTTGTAGCGTTCCAGTAAGGACTTTTTACCCAAGAGTAAGTTTTTTTTTTTCAAAAAAAAAGTTGCGCGCGCATTTTATATAAATTACTCCTATACACACTATGTAATGTACTGTACTCTCATAACTCGTTGATTACATTACGTTATTACACCATTACATCTATTACGTCTAAAATAAAAAAAATAAATTATTTTTTTATTTTGGTCAAAAAGTCTATATACAAGTAAAAAATTCATTTTTTAATCCTTTATCCGTAGTCCGTAGTCCGTGATTCATTGCAATTTACTCATCACACTTGCCCCACCCCGCTCGTCCCGCATCCCGTGAAGCATCACTATCACGTCTTCCACCCTGACCAGTTCCCCAAAACCAATACTTTCCACCTCAATGTCACTTTCCTCGGGCCAACCCATGATTGGCCCGAGGAGCACCAAGTCCTGCCCATTAATACGTACTACGTACATTTGCATCAAATCCTTGGCGAGGTCTTCAACCTGGGGGTCACTCTTTGTTTTGCGCGTCATGAAGTTGCCTGACCAGGGTTTCCATTTGGATGTTCATGACTTCAATGCGTCGTCTGAGTTCCAGGATGTACTCCTTGACCTGGATGTCGTCGATATGCACGGGCGGCTCGTCTGTTGTAAAAATTGCTGGTTTCATTGTTAAAAGTCCATTTCTGTGTCGTGTATGTCTTTGAGCGCGGCCGCCTCGATCTCGTCCACCAGGGAGAGCCGCATGATGGGCAGGATATCCAGGCCTGGCGCGTTCTTTGGCACGGCGCTGACCAGGGTCATGGAGTCCTTGAGGCCCACTTCGGGCTCTTCCTGGTCGTACTCCAGTTCGCATTCCAGGTCGATGCAGAGGTCGTCGCAGTAAAAGATGAAAAAATATTGTTCCATTGTTTATGCCCTCCAAACAAAAATGTCCATGACCAACACGAGGCTTGCCATGGCATAGACCCACAACGTGGTGAGGGTCAGTACTTCAGAATAACTCTTGATCGTTTTCATTACTTTCTTCCTTTCTTGGGTTTGCAGCTTCAATGCGTTTGACATTATCGACATATGCCTGGAGCTCGTCAAGAGTGTACCACCCTTCCTCGAGATAGACTGTTTTGTCTCCGATTGGTCTCTTTGTTACTTGTTCATCCATTACGTTGTCTCTCCCATCGCTTGCACATTTCTCTGACTGTCTTACTTTGTTTCTTGCCCTTGATCCGTTGGCAGACGGCACTGATTGATTTCTCTTTTGCCTGCATCCGCAACGTGTGTGGCGTGACTGGTGGTGGCGGCTCGGGAAACAGGCCATTCCATCCAACGAAAGACAACACCGCACCTACTATGAGTCGGTCGATCATGTGTTCTTCTCCTTGATCTTGGCTTCTATGGCATCTGCAAACCTCACCCAAAACGGCTTGCTGTTAACAATCTGTTTGACTTGGTCATAAATAAAAGATTGCTCCTCATCGGTCAGCCCTACCCACTGGCGCTGTATCTTCTTTACGTCTTCCGGCGTATGCACTCTGCTTGTCATCATGTGTAGTCCCCTTCCTCTGTGTGCTCCGTGAGCCGTGCTTCGAGCCTCTTAATCCGTTCTTCGTTGTACTGGATCGCGGCATTGGCGTACTCTGCCGCTGTCTCGGCCTCCAGCTTGCGTAGATATGCGTCTTGTAGTTCGGCGTAGATCACCTCGGAGATGGTCTTGGACCTGAGGATGTCTTTGATGTACTTGATTGTTGTTTCTCTGAAGTTCATCCGTTCTTCTCCTTGATGGCTCCCGCCAAAATATCAAACCATTCTTGTGTAGTAATGCCTTTACCCATGCTGTCCAATGGCTTGATAGCAGGGCGCAGTTCTTTGATGAGTTGCAGGACTGTTTCAAGTCCGTCTTTAATCCCCTGGTCATAGCTATCTGTGAGAAGCTTGGTCAACTCTTCTTTCATATGCAACTGCGCTTTTACCGCATCCTCTATCATCACCGCGCCGACGACGGCCACCAGTAGGCCGCCAATCAGCATCAGCCCGGCCATAATCAATACGTTCTCTAACATATGTATACCCCAGTTCTCTTTCTAATGCATCCACACGACGCTGCAAATGATCGTTGACCATCACTTGCATGCGCCACATTTGCAGGACCAACTTTGTATCCTCATCCATCATTTCCCCGTTTATTCTGTACCGCAGGACAGTCGTGCCCCTGGGCCGTGGTCCGTGAGTCCCAAGTCTGTTTGCACTCTGTACAGCGGTAGACCACGCTTTCTTTGATCCTGACCCACCGCTCCCCGTGGGTGCCCCGGGCTATTCCCATGTAGGCGCGAATGACCTCGATCATGATTAACGGGCGTTACCTTCAAGCCTCTCGGCAATCAAGGTAGCGTAGCCGGCAATGTCCACCCAGTGGTCAACAACGTCGGGGTCGCCGTTGACAATGCGCCCAATCTTGTGGACGATCATCTCAAGAGCTTCCCACTGGTCATCGGCAAAGGTCTTGTTGTGCTTGGCCGCGTGGGCCGACAACTCGCGTTTGATGGACTGCATCAACGCCGCACCATCCTTGAACTTGCCATACATCTCTGCACGTGCGTCCAGTGTCTTGTCAACACTCACGCTCTCAACCTCCTCAACAACCTTTTGCCAAGAGGACTTCACCTCAGGCATCGGCAGCATCTCCGGGGCGACAAAATTCCTCAAGTCTTCCAAGGCGCGGGCGCGCATCTTGTAGACGTTGGAGGTGCTCATCTTGTGCTTGGCCGCTGTCGCAGAAGCACTTGCGGAGGGGTTTTTTCTGAAAAACTCATAGACCTTT